GAACAGCGAGCTGCGAGTTTTGCGCACTTTTCGTGGAAAATTTGGGCTGGAAAAATGGAACACGGGCCTTCCTGGTGGGGCTGTTGCGTGGGGGCGCTGTTGTGTTTTGCAGCCCTTTTTCGTGTTTATGTGGCTGAAAATTATGCACTTATATATTTTCATAGGGTTTTACTTGAGTGAAAAACACAAAGCCCGGTCAATGGCCGGAGGTGGGCATGGCTGAGATTATCAACATGGGCGACTGGGATCCGCAAAAAGCCAGGGCTGAGACTGAGCGCCGGCGCAAGGAAATGCAGGAGCAGGCCCGGGCAGAGCAGGACAAAAAAGGCGGATCCGGTGGCGGCGGAGATGTTCCCAGCGAGTTTGTGCAGCAGTGCCTGGACGCCAATTATCTGGGCGATGGGATGCTTTTCGCCTATCTGCATAAGGGCCAGTATTTATTTAATCACAACACCCAGGAGTGGCTCCACTGGGCCGGGCATTATTGGGCTTTGGATGACGAGGAACAGGTCAAGAGATCAGTTGAAAACTTGATCCCTCATTACATTAAGGAGCGGGCCAGGTTGGAGGAGCAGTCCAAGGAGGCTTGGAGAGAAGAGAACAAGGAGAAGGCCAAGGCCCTGCAGAAGAAAGCGGACAAGATCACCGGCAGGATCAATCGGCTGAGATCGCCAAACGGCCGGAACGGGTGCCTGGAGTTCGCTGCCACCTGCGAGGGGGGACTGGGAATTGATGGATCCATCCTGGACCAGCAGCCGTGGCTATTTCCTGTGGCCAATGGGGTGATTGATCTGCGCACCGGTCAGCATCGGCCGGGCCGGCCGGATGACTATATGACCAAATCCAGCCCGGTGGAGTGGCAGGGTTTGGAGGCCAAGCGTGATTTTTTTAACCAGTTCATGCTGCAAATCATTGGGGACGAGGAGCGGATCGGGTTTTTGCAGCGCTGGTGCGGTTATTGCCTGACCGGATCCACCCGGGAGCAGCGTTTCTTGTGCATGACCGGCGAGGGCCGCAATGGCAAGGGGGCTTTGTGCGAGCTCCTAAATGAAGTCCTGGGGGATCTGTCTGGACCGGTTCGGGCTGAGATGCTTCTTGATCAGGGCCGGGTGCAGTCCAGCTCCGGGCCGAGCTCGGACATTATGGACCTGCAGGGGATGCGTATGGCCATGGCCTCAGAGTCAGACGAGGGCCGGCGGTTTAGCCCCAGCCGGATCAAGTGGTTTACCGGGGGTGATACCCTGGTTGGCCGGTATCCGCATGACAAGCGCCAAACTGCTTTCCGGCCTACGCACAAGCTGGTTTTGCAGACCAACAACAAGCCGCATGCTCCGGCTGATGATTTTGCCTTTTGGGCCAGGCTGCTGGAGGTCAACTTTCCCTACCGGTTTGTGGACGATCCCCAGGCGGAAAATGAGCGCAAGCGGGACAACGAGATCGAGGTCAAATTGCGGGAGGAGCTCCCAGGGGTGCTGGCCTGGCTGGTGGAGGGGGCCTTGCTCTGGCAGCGGGACGGCCTTGCCCCGCCGGATCAGATCCTGCGGGACGTGGAGGAGTACCGGCGGGAGGAGGACATCCTTCAGGACTGGATCGACGAGCGCTGCTACCTGGCCAATAACTCCCTGGATATCCTGACCAGCTCGACCAAATTATATGAGGATTTTTCGGACTGGTTCAAGACCTACCAGGGTGCGCGGGTGCCATCCGGGACCTGGTTTGGGCGGCGGATGAGCAAAAAGTTTAATAAAACCAAGGCCAACGGAGTGAACAATTATTATGGAATCGCTCTTTTGTCCACCTGACGCCCTGGAGGGTTGGACAGTTAGGACAGTTTTAAAAAACAAACTGCCCAGCCATAAGCCACCGAAATGTTTTAAGGGATTGGTGCGTCTGGATAGTTTTCCGGGTTTTGGCGAAAAACTATTTTTTTTATACACAGAATTTTTCTCTCTCTTTTTTATTTTTTTTATATTATTTCCCTCAAAAACTGTCCAATCATCCAAAAAGAGAAAAAGAGAAAAGAAAAGAGATGTTTATAGCTGGACAGTTTTTATTTCAAACTGTCCACAAACTGTCCAACTATCCGCAAACTATCCAGGGATGATCCATGGCTGATCAGTGCAAGATGATGCGCAAAGAATCTGTCCCGCCCCGGTTTTGCCGGCGGATTGGGTGTGAGTACATAAAGAGGGATCCACTGACAGGTAGAGACGGATGTTGTTTTGGCGGGGACAGACACCAGGAGTGCAGGCTGACCCATATTGAGTATCGAGACATTTGCCTGCGGCAGGCCAAGGGGGAGGAAGATGGGCATTGCGGCTGAACATTTAAGCGCGGCAGAGCTGCAAAGCATAGCTGCTCAGATCCTGACCGAGCCCAGGCCGGAAGGAGAGGATGTCTGGGCCCACTGCCCCTGGCACACAGAGACCACCCCGGGCAATGCCTTTTACTACACCCCGGGCCGGGACTGGGGATATTGCCATAGCTGCGGCAACACCGGGGACATTATCGACATTTACGCGGCCATCTTTGGTTTGGAAAACAAGGAAGCGGTTAAAAGTTTTATGCAGGCCTACTGTCCCCAGGCCCAACGATCCGGGCGGGTCCAGGAGCACCGCAGACAAACCCCGCGCATGCCTCAAGGCCAAGCCGCCGCCTGGTCGCCCAAGCCGGCCACCACTCCGGCCGGGCTGTGGCTGGAGCATGCAGCCAAGATGGTGAGCTGGTCCCAGGAGCAGCTGGCCAAAAACGCACAGGCCCGGGACTATTTGTCCGGCCGGGGCATCCCTCCCCAGGCCCTGCAGGACTATGGCCTGGGGCTTATCCCCCAAAACATATGGCGGGAGCGTCGCTCCTGGGGGCTGGATCCAAAGTACCGGGACGATGGCAAAGAGAAAAAGCTGTGGATCCCGGCCGGGATCACCATACCTTATTACCAGGACGGGATTCTGCACCGGGTGCGGATCAGGCGCTGGGAAGGGGAGCCCAGGTATTACTGGGTGCCTGGATCCGGAAATCAAACCATGTTTCTGCGCCGCAAAATCGGCACCCATCTGCCGGATGCGGCCGCGGTTGTGGAGACCGAGCTGGACGCCATTGCCCTGCACTATGCGGCCGGGGACCTGGTGCACGTGGTGGCCCTGGGATCCAGCGCGGCCAAGCCCCGGACCCCGGTGTCCGAGTTGCTGCGGTCCTGCATATCTGTCCTGATGTGCGCCGATTTTGACCAGGCCGGGATGCAGGCCTGGTCCTGGTGGGAGCGGACCTATCCTCAATCCGCTCTCTGGCCGTCCCCGGTCGGCAAGGACCTCGGCGACGCCGCTTCAGCCGGGATACCCCTGCGGGAGTGGATTGCCAGCGGTCTGCCTCCGGCCTGGATGATCGGGCCTTCTGATCCTGTAAAGCATGTGCAGGGGAGCGGGGAAAAAGTGGAGTGCGAGGATCAGGCGTCGAAGGCAAGCCAGGCAGCAGGATTAGATGAGGCCCAGCAAGGGGGCAAAGAGGCCCAAACATCAGACCTGCCGGAAAGCGTGCAGGAGTTTGTGCAGCTGGTGTCCACCAATCCGGTCCAGATCATTGCCAAGGATGAGCGCCGGACGGTTCGCGATGACCCAGCCTGGGCCAGGGACCACTGGGATACGGCCAAAAGGATCAGCGATTTGTTGTACTTTGATGCCGACGTGTCGGCCTGGGTCACCGGCCACGCCCAGCACACGGGCGGTGTGATCCATGCTGGGAACATATAACAAACGCGAGGTGAGGTTATGGAAGTAAGAAATGTACGAGTTGTGTGCCCGTATTGCGGCGAAAACGTGTTTCCTGAAATTCCGCTCAGCCCTGGATTTGGGTCGTATGTTGTCCGATGTGGTGTAGACAGGCCTGGCGGCTGTGATGATGAGTTTGTGGTGGATGTAACGTGGCTCCCCAAAGTCAAAACTCGCAAGATTCAAGCTGTGGAGTTCGACCATGCTTGATCCAGCCGACCACAGACATCTCCGACGCAGGCATGGATTTACCCGGCACATGCGGCGGCTGATCCGGACCTCGGCCCTGCCTTATCGGGACAAGGCGGCCATGTTTTGGGCTCTGGCCCAGCATGGCCCGGACGCGGCCTGGGAGCTGTACAAGGCCGGCCGGGGCAAGGGTTGGGTGAACGGTAAACACGGGGGCGCGGCATGAGCGAGCGCACAGTTGATATCAAAAAACTGCTGGCCCGGCACAAGGTCACTCAGTCGATGATAGCCGAGCGGGCCGGTGTGACTCGCTCCGCTGTATCCCTGGTGGTCAAAGGCCGGAGCAGGTCCGGCCGGATCCTGGAGGCAATCAGGGAAATGCTGGCCCAGGCCGGATCTGATGCCGACCTGTCCAGCCTGGAACGTGCACCGTCCCGGATGCCGGATGTGGATCCGGGGCAGATAGACATCACGGCCGGGCCCTGGCGGCAGGTGGGCGCATACGAGGTCAACCTCTACGGCCTGCTCCGTCGCCGGGCCGGGGGCGGAGGAAGCGGCTGCCTGTCGGCCGGGGATCTGCTCCGGCCCTATGTGTTCAAGAGCAGCCCAGGCCAGCCCTACTACACTATTGTTCTGGGCGGCAAAAAACAGACCATCATGGCCCAGCGCCTGGTTCTGCAGGCCCACCGGCGCAGGATGATCGAGGTGGACGGCTTTTTGGACCGGGCCCTGGAGCTGGTCCAGCGCCAGAGGGCGCAGCGTAGGCAGGAGCGCGAATCCGCCAAACCCCGGGCCGGCGGGGCAAGTACAGGCCGGCGGCGGTCCGGGGCGGGATACGCCCGCCGCTGCCACGACTGCGGCCGGCCCACGAACAACTACCGCTGCGAGGCCTGCTGGGCTCGGCTGCGGGGATACAAAGCACTTGAGGACCGGTACATCGGCCAGGAATACGTTGGATAACAGGAGGGACACATGATCGATGTCAATGTCAGATACATGGACAGGGAAATGCCCAGGTTGCACATGGACGCCCTGGGCGACTGGGTGGACGTGCGGGTCAGCCAGGTTGAGCTGGATGGAGAGCTGCATTACTGGCGGCCAGGGTCCGGTCTGGATGAGTGTGCAGACATTGTCTCCTATGACGACTACCAGCATGTGCTCATCCGCTTGGGCTTTGCCATGCATTTCCCGGCCGGGTACGAGGCCCATGTCCTGCCCCGCTCCAGCCTGTTTCGCACAACCGGGTTGATCCTGGTCAACGGCATGGGCCTGATTGATCACACATACTGCGGAGACGGGGACGAGTGGCTGTTTCCCTGCCTGGCCATGCGTCCCGGGCTTATCCGCCGCCATCAGCGTATCGGCCAGTTTCGGCTCATGCCCCGCATGCTGCCCATCTCATTCCACGAGGTGGACAGCCTGGGCAACGCAGACCGGGGCGGATATGGCAGCACAGACAAGCGGCCGGGCCTGCAGCTGGCCGAGGAGATGGACGAGATCGAGGGGGAGGCCTGGGGATGGGCCAGGGATCTGCAGCGTTTGCTAAACACAGGCAAAGCAGGAGGTGGCCATGCACATAACGGTTGAGCGCGAGCACCTGCTGGCCCTGCTGGAAAAGGCGGTCGGGGTGGCCCCGGCCAGGGCCGGAGCCAAGTTTTTGAGCATTGTATGGATTAGCGCGGCCGAATCCGTGGCTGGCGATGGGCCGGTCTGCGTGGAAGCCACGGACGGCCGGGTCGAGTATGTAGGCCAGTGCGCGGCTGATGTCATCTCCCCGGGCCGGGTCGGATCCGGTCGGCACCTGTTTGATCTCATCCGCCGCCTGCCCCCAGGTCCGCTGGAGCTGCAGGCCGATGAGTCCGGGCAGAAGCTGCATGTCCGCAGCGGGCGGCGCAAATACAACCTGCCCGTGCACGATCCGTCCTGGTATGCGCCCATGTCCGCACCCAAGGGGGAGCTGTCCGGGGCTCCGGCCGGGCTGATCCGGGACCTGCTGGGGCATACCCTGTTTTGCGCCAGCCAGGACGCGGACGGCGACGCCATGCACCTGGTGCATGTGGACCTGGCTCCGGCTGCAAATAAAGACAAGACTATCCGCTCCTGGGCCCTGGACGGGCACAAGGCCGCGGTTTTCACCCAGCCCTGGCCGGATGAGCCGGAAATCGTCAGCCAGGACCTGGAGGAGGTCACAGCCGGGCGGACCGGGTTTGCCAGACCTCATGTCCAGACCCTGCTCAAGCTCCTGCCCAAGAGCTGCAGCGACAGGGTGGAGTGGGCCATAGACAACAACCGCCTCTACCTGCAGGCCGGAGAAGCGGACGAGCATCGCCTGTCCATCCCCGTCCAGTCCCAGCAGCCGCCGGACCTGGATCTGCTCCTGGAAAAATCAAGCGGGGAGCACCTGGTCCACGTGCGTACGGACCTGCTCCTGGAGGCCCTGGACCGCATCTCGGTGTTCATCTCCGAGCACCAGCGCTGCGTCAAGCTGTATTTCCACAAGGATACCCAGAACGATTTTCTGGAGCTGCGGATCTCCAGCTCGGACAGGGGCGATGCCTCGGAGCGGGTGGTCCTGGACGGCTGCTCTGCGGTCCCGCATGAGCTGGACGGACTGACCATGCCGGTCGCGGCCTGGCAGACGGTCATCAAGCAGTTGCGATCGGACTTTGAGGCCGAGACCATCGGCATGGTTTTCAGCCACCGGGCCGGGCCGGTCACTCATCGGCCAGGCACGGGCAACGCCTGGCGGGACAACATGATGGTCCTGCTCATGCCCATGATCGCGGACGCAGAGGAGACGTACTATGAGTAGGCATGGAATCAGAGGTCGGAGGTCGGAGGTCGGAGATCGGAGGTCGGAGATCGGAGATCGGAGGTCGGAAGTCAGTCCCGCCTCAGGGCGGGATCAGGGGGAAGGGGAAAGAAGCCAGAGGTCGGAGTTCGATCAGGACAAAAGCAACGCGGCCCTGATGATTGCCGAAAAGCTGCGGGCAACCGCGGACAGGATGCACGAGGTGGGTAAAAACATGATCCATTATCGCCAGGCCCCGTATTATGAGCGCGGCATGGAAATGACCAACGCGGCAGCCATGGCCCACGCCTGGGCCAGGGAGATAGAGGAGGAGAACAATGCGTAAAATAGCGGTAGTTTTTGACAATTTTAAAGACAAAAAGAAAAGGAGAAAAGAAATGCCCACAGGGATAGATGCCTTCCAATTTAGAGATGTGGTTAGGGACACAGTTACTGGATTTACTGGAGTGGTTGTCGCTCGCACAGAATGGTTAAATGGTTGCGTGCGCATGCTGGTCCAGCCACAGGAATTAAAAGACAGCCGGCCAATTGAAGCGGATTGGGTAGATGTGCAGCAGTTGGAGTTGGTGCATGCCGGGCCAAAAACAGAGGTAAGTCCGGCTGGAGGACCGCAAAAAGATCCCAAGTCGCCTGTAGGGTAAGGAGCAGTAATGTCCGGAACATATCAGAAAACAATAATTGTGGGCCGCCTGGGCCGGGATCCGGAGTTGAAATACACAGCAAGCGGGACCCCGGTTTGCACCATGAGCCTGGCCACGGATGAGTCATATAAGGACCAATCCGGCCAGGTGCAGAAAAAGACGGAGTGGCACCGGGTGGTGGTCTGGGGCAAACAGGCCGAAAACGTCAGCCAGTATCTGGCCAAGGGCCGGGCCGCTTTGGTGGAAGGCCGGCTGCAAACCAGGTCTTATGATGATCAGCAAAATATCAAGCGCTATGTGACCGAGATTAGAGCCGACCGGGTGGTGTTTATGAGCTCTGGCCAGGGCCAGGGCGGAGTGCCGGCTCCGGGTGATCAGGACGCTCCGCCCAATGCGGACGGAGGCGGAGATGTCGGGCCGCCCTTTCCCAGCGAGGCCGGGGCGATCGATGAGGCGCCGTTTTGAGGCAGAGGCCAGAGATAAGAAGAAAAAAAAGGGGGAAGGCAGCATGACCGAAGAATTGTGGGATTTATTGGCCGAGTTGTTTGGAGGGTGAAGTGATGGATCAAGCAACTTTGACCCAGACCATACAGACAGCCAGGGATTTGACCGAGGATGATCGGCCGCAGTCCGGGACCTGCTGTCTGTGTGGCCGGGATTGCGGGGAGTGGTCGGTAACCTGGCAGGACTTTGTATGTCGTGAGTGTGTGCGGAAAAGGCATTGGAGCAAAAGCGATGCAGATTAAGTGGCAAAATATCGACAATCTTATTCCCTACGAGCGCAACGCCAAGCTGCACCCAGACTCCCAGGTGGCCAGGATAGCACGGTCCATTGAGGAGTTTGGATTCCGCAACCCGGTATTGCTAGACGGCCAGGGCGAGATCATCGCCGGACATGGGCGGATATTGGGGGCCAAACGGGCAGGCTTAACCGAGGTCCCGACCATCGACGCCAGCGATATGACCCCAGAGCAGGTCCGGGCATACCGGATCGCGGACAACAAATTGGCCGAGTCGGACTGGTCTCTTTCTGCTTTATCTGAAGAGCTCATGGATCTCCAGGGCCTGGACTTTGATCTGACCCTTCTCGGCTTCGACGACGACAAGCTGACCGAGCTCATGGTTGATCCAGAAAATAAGGGCTTAACGAATCCAGACACTGTTCCTGGCACTCCAAAGACGCCCAAAACGAAAGCCGGGGATGTCTGGCTTCTGGACAATCACCGGCTTGTCTGTGGTGACTGTTGCGAATTTGATCTGGTGAGCCGGTTATTCGCTGGCAAAACTGCTAGGCTGCTTCTGACCGATCCTCCCTATAACGTCAACTATGGGGAAAAAGCAACATATCTGGCAAATGGCAGGGGAGGGCAAAAGCGAAATATAAAAAACGACCACATGAAAGACGAGGCCTTTGCTGCATTCCTCCGGGACGTCTTTGCGTCCTGCTTTGCAGTGCTCGCGCCGGGGGGGGGGGTACTACGTGTTTCATGCTGATTCTTCAGGGCACCATTTTCGACAGGCAATGCTTGATGCCGGATTTATGCTCAAACAGGTCATTATCTGGGTCAAGAACGCTGCAGTCATGTCCAGGCAAGACTACCACTGGCAGCATGAACCTGTGCTCTATGGCTGGAAGCCAGGGAAAAAACATTTCTGGGCCGGGGGAAGAAAGAAACGGACGGTGCTCGAAGATGATACTTTGGTCCGGTTCCAGTCCCATGACGAGGGCTATCTCGTCTCCATCAGTGACGGCCTGCGCAGCATCACCTTAGATGTCCCCACCTATGAGGTGGTCTCTGTACTGCAGGACTATGACGCCACAGCAATTCGGCATGACCGGCCAAGAAAAAGCGCTGATCACCCTACTATGAAGCCCGTGGCTCTTTTGGAGGGCCTGCTGCTCAACTCCTGCGCGGTAGGGGACGTGGTCTTTGATCCCTTTGGAGGGTCAGGGTCAACGTTGATTGCGTGCGAGCGGAGGAAGCGGACCTGCTACATGGTCGAGCTTGACCCCGCTTACTGTGACGTCATCGTCCGCCGTTGGCAGGAGTTCACCGGCAAGCAGGCCGTTCTCGAGGCCACGGGGCAGCCCTTTGACGAGGTGGGCCGTGACTGACCAGACCCCGGACGCAGTCAACCAGCTCCTGGCGGTCTGCTCCCAATCCGAGGCGGCAGAGCTTAAGGTTTTGCACAATGCCCAGATCCAGTGCTTGAAGCTATATCAGCAGGAGCCTACGGCTCAGCGAAAGAGGGACTGGGATGCGGCTAAAGATGGCCTGCAGGAGTGTATGGACCGATTGTGGTCCCTGTACATGGAACCAGCCCAGGGGGAGGTGCTCAAGAACAGGCTGGAGGCTGTGGAGTGGCTTAAGGGCCGGGGGTACAAGATCGGCAAGTCCAAGTTTTATGCCGACGTTAAGGCCAAAAAAATCAAGCTACGCAATGACGGCATGGTGCCTGTGGCTGAGCTGGAAAGGTATGTCCGGGCTGAGGGCCTTGCTCCGCTGTCCCGGTCTACGGAAATGACCCAGGAAGAGATGGACCTGGAGGAGCAAAAAAAACGCAAAGAGATTGAAAAGCTGGATTGGGAGATAAAAAAACGGGAGTTTGAGTTTGATAAGGATCACAGTAAATACATCCCCCGCGAGCATTTGGAGCTGGAGCTGGCCAGTCGGGCCGGGGTGCTGGACTCGACGCTGAGGACCAGGATCAAGGAGCACGCCCGGGATCTGGTGCATGAGATGGGCGGGAGTCCGGAGCATGTGCCCGAGTTTGTGAGCCGGGTCTCAGATATTTTGGATGAGTGTATGAATGAGTTTTGCCGCCTGGATCGATTCCAGGTGGTTTTTGAAAATGAGGAAGAGGCATAGAGCATGGGAGATCGAGGCAATATTTGATGATTTGTAAAATAACAACCCCGGCCACGCGCCGGGGAGGGGAGGGGGTGAGTATGGAAGACCAAGATCAAGTTCAAGTATTAAAAAATGCGTTACTCCTTCTCTTTGATGTGGGAGCTGATGTTACACACAGAATTGCAGGTTGCCGTGAATACCAGTATTGCCTTGGTTGTGGAGTTATAAAATGGGATATTACTGATGATCCAGATGATGACATTCCTCCATGTAAGAAGGATTGTGTGATTGAGCAAGCTCGACAAATTTTGAAATAAGAAACATAACCCCAGGCACGTCCGGGGAAGGGGAGGGCGAATGACTGACCGAGAGCGAGACATCTTAATGCATGCGTTAGGGTATACCGGATTCCGTAACCACTTTACGGCAGCACCAGGTATCATTGATTGGGATGTTTTATAATCTCTGGTTGGTATAGGCTATATGTGGGAAAGGCAAGTCGACTCTGTTCCTGAGTGGTCAGTTTTCCATGTGACAGACAAAGGTCAAGAGGCAATTGGTGTTTATTATAAATGGGAATAGCTAAATTATAAATTGGACAAGGGAGACATACCAAAAGAGGATGTAAGGCCATGAAAACGATTAACGGAAAATTTCATTATCAGGTTAAGGATATTATAGAAGATCTAAGGCAGTATCCAGAGGACGCAGTTGTTTTTGCAATATGGCATGACGATAACAAAGAATTTCACGAGCGCCCGATTTATAAAACAGTTGAGACGATGACCCCAAACGAGGTCTATTTGTATCTTGGGAAAGACAGGCAAACGGAGGCCAAAAGTTGACCCAGGTCGCCCTGCCGGGAATAGCCCCTGCCCTGCCCTGCGTGTCCGTTCCGGTTTCCGCGCCGTGGCTGCCGGAGTCTGTGCGCCAGAAGGTGCTGGAGCAGGGCCGGGTGGAGCACGAGACCGGTTTTTCCAAGGCCGAACGCAAGATCCTGCGCAAGCGGCCCAAGATCCCCATCAGCCAGTGGGCCGAGCGACACCGCTGGGTCCGGGTCAGCTCCCGGGCCGGGCAGTGGAGCAATGCCACCACGCCCTACCTGGCCGGGGTGATGGATGCCATCGGGTTTGCCTCGGTGCGGGATGTGACCATCTGCGCTACTCCGCAAACGGGTAAAACCGAGGCTGTTTATAATTGCCTGGGGTATATGGTGGACCGGGATCCCGGCCCGGCCCTGGCGGTCTTTGCCGACGAGCAGACAGCCAAGGACGAGCTGGACGAGCGCATAAAGCCCATGTTCCAGGACTCGCCCCGGCTGCGCCAATACCAGACCGCGGCGGCCAGAGACATGACCACCCTGCGCATGTCATTGCAGCACATGGTTGTCCACATGGCCTGGGCCACGTCTGTGGCCCGCCTGGCCACCAAGCCCAAGCGGTATGTGATTTTCGATGAGGTGGACAAATACCCGGAGAGCTTGAAAAAAGAGACCGACCCCATCAACCTGGGCACCCTGCGTACCCGGACCTATCCGGATGACAAGAAGATCATCAAGCTTAGTACACCCACCTGGGAGCACGGGCCGATCTGGCAGTCCATGCTCTCTGCCCAGGCTGTGTTTCGCTATTACGTCAAATGCCCGGACTGCATGCATATGCAGCTGATGCAGTTCGGGGAGCGAGAATCCACCGGGGGGATCAAGTGGCCAGATGATCAGCGGGATCCAAACGTGATCGAGGCCGACCGCCTGGCCTGGTACCAGTGCCCGCATTGCGGGTCCTGCTGGGACGACGCCAGGCGGGACCGGGCCGTGCGTATGGGCACCTGGATGGAGGCTACCAGCGGGCGGGAGCTGATGGCCGAGCTGCAGCTATCCCGCCCGGCCCGGATCGGGCTACATATTCCGGCCTGGTTGTCATCGTTTGTGTCACTGTCCGAATGCGCGGGGACGTTTCTTAGATCCACCAAGAGCCATGAGGCCCTGCGCAATTTTCTCAACTCCATCAAAGCTGAGCCGTGGATGGAATATGAGGTGCAGCGAGAGGAGGATCAGATCCTGGCCCTGGCCGATGAGCGGCCCAGGGGCCTGGTCCCCGCGGAGGCGGACGTGCTTTTGGCCGGGGTGGACACCCAGGACAACGGGTTCTGGTATGAGATCCGGGCCTTTTCCTTTGGCTGGGCCGAGGACTCCTGGCAAATCCGGGAGGGGTTTTTGGCCGTGGACTGGTCCCGGACCGAGGGCGGGGGCGAGCGGCAGTACCCTTACCATCCGGCCTTTGACGCCCTGCGCCAGGTCCTGTTTGAAGATGCCTACCAGGACGCCCAGGGCCGGGAGCTTTCCGTGCAGTGCGCGGCCATCGACGCCATGGGCCACCACACCAAAGAGGTGTATGACTTTTGCCGGGTGCATCGGGGCAAGATCATCCCCATCCGGGGCGGCAAGGGCCGCCTGGCCCAGCCTCGCAAGTTTTCCAAGATCGATACCTACCCCGGGACGAGCCGGCCCATCCCCGGCGGGGTGCAGGTCTTAAACCTGGATGTCAACCACTACAAGGACAACCTGAGCGCCAAGCTGGAGATCGCCCAGACCGATCCCGGGGCCTGGCGGATGCACTCCGAGGTCAGCGCGGACTGGGCCAGACAGCTCTGTGCCGAGTACCTGGACTCGGATAAAACCGGCCTGTGGATCTGCCCCAGTCACAAAGCCAACCATGCCTGGGACGTAAGCGTGTATGTGCTGGCCCTGGCTGATCTGGTGGGCATCAAACACATGAGGAAAGACGGATCCAGGCCCGCAAATAATGACAAGCCAAAATCAACAGACAAACCGGCCCGGAGGTCACGATGGTAGAGAGTGCGACAGCCCTGAGCGGGATGAAGGAAATTTGCTATTATGTACGCAGGTCGGAGTCTACGGTTCTGCAGTGGATCCGGGAACTGGACTTTCCGGCCAAAAAGATCGGCGGAGTCTGGGAAAGCGACCGCACCCTGGTTGATCAGTGGAGGAAGGAGCAGATAAATGGGCGACAGATCCAGGAAGCCCCAGCAAAGAAGACCGCAAAGAGGTCCAGCCGAAGAGGAAAGGAAAAGCAAACGCAAGGCTAGAGAAAATTAAAGCCCCTGCCGCGTTGACAGGGGTCATTCGTTATTTTTTTTCAATCTTGAATGCCAAGAAGCATTGATACTATGTTAGTATGCCTTTTTATCTCATCTGGATTGATTTTACCTCCAATTGTTGTTTCTATATCTTTAAGATTGGATTCAGATTTATCGTAAGCGTACACAAAAATGAAGTTGTCTGGATTTTTGTGCCATTTTTTACGGATACGTTTTTTCTTTGAGCGCGGGTATCTGTATTGCCTGCTTACGCTGATCCACCTTTTTTCATGTAGCGACGGGGGATTTTTGTTTGTCTTATAATACAAGATTGTTTGATCTACTTCTTTATTGATGTTTTTGTCCATGATTTTCTCCTTATGCATCTTCGATCATATCTGCAAACTCTTCCTCTACTTCCCATGCGTCCAAGTGCTCCTGAGCCCACTTGAAAGCCTCGTCTCGCGTCATGGGGGTGATGTCCTCACCCCCTGCCCACTGGTTCTGTCCTACACTTACACTCCACCTTGTCATTGGGCCACCTTCGCCGTGCAAGAAGTATTGCCCGGAGCGCGGCGTGCGGTACAGGGTCGCGGACCAGTGCGAAAAATCTCCGACTGCCCCGCCGCCGGATGCGCTGCCGATCTCCAGGGCCTTTGACGTGTCAAATCTTTTGCCGTTGATTATCTTTTTCATACCCCTACTCCTTTTTGTTTATCCCCGGCCAGTGCCCGGGGCGTGGGCGGTTATCCAAACATTTCTTCTATCTCTTCACGTTCCTGCTCCGTGAATGGTCGATCCCAATCAGGATCATAATTTTTAATGTATTTCTTCCACCAGTTCCGACAAATCCGCGCGAATCCTGCTTCGTCGTCGCCTTCGTAGGTAATGGTCGAGCCCATAAGCCCGCCGCCCTCGCAAATTTGGTGGCCGAGAGTCCCGGGATGCTTGCCATCAAGATCAACGTACACATAGTGCCCGCCAGGACGTGAAAACTCGATTTCTCTCCCCAGCTTCCTGCTCTTGATTGTGAACCTCATAACCGCCTCCTTTCTGCTCAGCCCCTCCGGAGAGGGGCCTGTTGATATTATTGGTCCATTGCCCTTTCTATTCTGGCCCTACCCTCTTCGTACTCCCGGTCAGCGGCCAAGCGTTGATCCAGCCGCCTTGAAACTTCAGCCTGGTACTCATCCCAAATTTCTCTGGCTGTTTCATCCATCGGCACCAGCAGTCTTTGGTTGCGGCCTTCCCTGCGGATGGTGCCGCAATAAAGCAGGCCGTGCGGGTAGCTTTCATGCTGCTCTATGCCCTGGGGGTGCTGGAGTTGACCGTTCAATCGGACTTCCAGCTCATAGCAGGGGTTTGTAAAGTTATGGTCTGCCAGATTTTCGGTTTCGGTTACGATCTGGATTGTGACCTCTGTTCCGCTCGGGGTGTGGTAAGTGTGCTGTCTCATTTTCAATCTCCCTTTTGTTTGCGTTCCATCTTCCTTGCCCTTTGTTGATTACAGTATGCACCTACCGAGTGCAAATGTCAATAAGGTAAGGCAACTTTTTTTAAAAAAAAATATGTCAAGGGGTAATTTTTCCTGAATATACCCAATGTCCCGTCTGGAAACGGTAAAGTCCGGTAAACGCCAAAAGGCCCAAAAAGTCCGTGTACAATGGCCCCAAATCAAAGGGGCCTTTTTTATGGCGTTTTCCACCTGGACCGAGCTATACAACAAAATGCTGGACGATCTGGCCGGCAACAACCTTACCTACCAGTCCTTGTCCGGCCCTGGCGGCCGGCAGATCACATATGACCATAAGTCTTTCATGCAGGTTTTGGGTCTGGTCAAAACATTGGCCGACCAGGAATCCGGCAATGCCGTTCGCCGCACATACGCCAAACCTGTGAGGCCGGGATGGTAAAAATATCCCAAGCCATAGATTCCCTGATAGGCGCCTTTTCTCCCGCCAGGCAGCTGGCCAGGGAGGAAACCCGCAACCAGGTCCAGCGCCAGCGGATGTATGCCGCGGCCAAGAGCGGCCGCCTGACCGGCGGTTGGCGGCCGGTGGATCAAAACGTCAACGACCTCATTGCCTCCAGCTCCCCTGCTGTCCGGGCCAAGGTCCGGCAGTTGGTGCGCGACTTTCCCTATTTTGCCTCGGCCGTGGACAACCTGGTCAACCTGGTGGTTGGAGACGGCATCAAGTTCCAGGCCCGGGTCCGCTCCGGTGATCAGCTGGACAAGAAAACAAATCAAAAAATCGAAGACATCTGGAAGCGGTGGTGCGACGAGGCCGACGTTTCCGGACGGCTGCATTTTGACGAGATGTGCGGCCTGGCTAAGCGCCAGGACCTGGAGGCCGGGGAGTACCTGTTTGTAAAGGTCAAGCCGCGGGGCAGCCGCTTTCTGCCCTATGCCCTGCAGGCCATCGAGCCGGACCGCATCTCCGACCTGGGGGCCAGGACCAACAAGAGCGCGGCCCTGCACCAGGGCGTGGAGTACGATCCCCAAACCGGAGAGGTCCTGGCCTACCATGTAGAGGATGAGGCCGGGGGCAACTCCAAGCGCATACCGGCCAAAAACGTGATCCACGATTTCCGCTATCTCCGGCCCGGACAGCTGCGGGGGATCACCCGCTTTGCCCCGGCCGTGCTCACGGCCTACGACCTGGGCGAGTATATGGACGCGGAGATCGATGCCTCCAAGGCCGCGTCAAAGTACCTGGCCTTTATCACCACCCAGGATCCGGCCGGGATGCAGATGGGCAGGGTTGAGACCGAGCAGGAGACCGGGCAGAAGGTGGAGGAGATGGAAAACGCCATCATCGAATACCTCCGGCCCGGGGAAATGGTAAACATTGCCAAGTCGGACCGGCCCGGCTCCCAATTCGATCCCTTTGTAAAGCTCATCCTGCGCATGATTGCGGTGACCATCGGTCTGCCATATGAGATCCTGTCCGGAGACTACCAGGGCCTGAACTACACCACCCTGCGCGGGGTGCGAAACGACCTGGTCCGGCACATTTCCCCGCAGCAAAAACAGATGATTCGCCATATGTGCCAGCCAACCTTCAGGGACGTGCTGGATACCGCCTATCTCTCCCGCAAGATCGATCTGCCCGGGTACGCCCGGGACCCATATCAATACCAGAAATCGTCCTGGATACCGCCGGGGGTACCCTCTCCGGATCCGCTCAAGGAGGGCAAGGCTTACATCGACCAGATCAAGAACAACCTGCGCTCGCCCCAGGAGGCCACGGCCGAGCGGGGGCGGGACTTTGAGGAAGTTTTGGACGAATTGGCCGAGGCCAGAAAAATGGCCATTGACCGGGGGCTGGCGGCTGAGGATGTGAGCACGGCCGTGGCCAGCAACCCGGCCGCCCTGGACGGCCAGAACTAGGAGGCTGCATGCACAAAGGCATTTACAGGCAACGCGATAACCCAACCCAGATTACCACTGTGCGGGAGCTCTCCCTGCGTCTCAAGCAGGACGGGACCCCGGCTACCTTAAACCAGGACCAGCGCTCGGTGGAAATTGTGGCCGCGACCGAGGCTCCGGTTCAGGTCCTGGATCTGAGGCGCTTCGAGATTGTGGACGAGGTCCTGCTCATGAGCGGTGTCCAGTTCGCGGACCGGGTCCCCCTGCTCGACTCCCACGGCCGATACGCCACCAACCAGGTCCTGGGTTCGGTGCGCAACATGCGGACGGAGAACGACCAGCTGGCTGGGACCGCATATTTCTCCAGCGTGGACCGGGCGGACGAGGCCCTGACCCAGGTCCGGGAGGGGCATCTGACGGATTTTTCGGTTGGGTATGCGGTCAACGAATCGGTCTTTGTAGAGGACGGCACCACGGCCACCATCGATGGCCGGGAATTTACCGGGCCGGTGCGGGTGACCACCAGCTGGACAGTGAGAGAGGTTTCCATCGTGCCCATCGGGGCGGATGAAAAAGCCAAAGCGCGGGCCGTGGCCCATAATAATCAACGGATGGAGGAAGATTCCATGAACAAGCGACTGAGAAAATTTTTGGAGCAGCGCGGCCTGCCCACTGACGCAACCGAGCAGCAGGCCTGGGAATTTTTGGAGACCTTGGACGTTGCGGCCAAGGAAGAGGGCCGCCAGCTGGCGGACAACGGCCAGGGCCGGCAGGCCCAGGACGGCGGGCAGGCCGGCGGGCAGCAGGCCGAACCGCAACCCCAGGGACAGGGCGGCAATGTGGATCCGGAGCAGATCCGGACCCAGGCCGCCCAGGCCGAGCGGGAACGGGTGGCCCAGATCTATGCCCTGGCCCAGCGCCACGATTGCGCAGGCCTGGCCCAGCAGGCTGTAAGCGACGGCACCACCCTGGAGAGCTTCCGGGCCAAGGTCCTGGAGCATATCGAGGGTCAGCGCCAGCAGCAGCCGTCTTTTCGGGTGGAGATGGGCAACACCGATGCGGAGAAATTCAGGACCGCGGCTGGAGAGGCCCTGCTGATCCGGTCCGGCATCGAGACAGAAAACAAAAACGGGGGCCAGGACCTGGCCGGGCATACCCTGCGGGAAATGGCCCGGGAGTTCCTGGTTCGCTCCGGAGTCCGGGTGCCCAGCAACCCCATGGAGATGATCGGCCGCTCCCTGACCACGAGCGACTTTCCCAAGATTTTGGCCGATACGGCCAACAAGGCCTTGATGTCCGGCTGGGAGACAGCAGAGGAAACCTGGAACCAGTGGTGCGGAACCGGACAGGTCAGCGACTTCAAGCAGCATACCATGGTCCGGGCCGGAGAGATGGACGACCTGCTGGAGATCCCGGAAGGCGACGAATACAAATACAGCGCCTTTTCCGAGGCCCAGGAGCAGTACCAGATAGCCACCTTTGGCCGCCTGTTCGCCATCACCCGGCAGACCATCATCAATGACGACGTGGGGGCATTGACCGACCTCCCGGCCAGGCGCGGAGAGGCTGCAGCCCGCAAGATCGGGGATGTGGTCTATGCCGTCCTGACCGCCAACGCGGCCATGGGCGACGGGACCGCCCTTTTTCATGCCAGTCACAACAATCTGCTCACAGATGCCTCCCCTACCGATGTCAGCGCCCTGAGCGCGGCCATCAGCGCCATGAAGCTGCAAAAGGACATCAGCCGGAAGCGGCGGCTGAACATCCGGCCCAGGTTTTTCCTGGCCCCGGTCACCCTGGAAGGGTCCTGCGAGCAATTTTTCACCTCCACCGGCCTGGTCTATACCGGCAATACGGACGCGGTTAAGGCGCCCAACAACCCGTATGCCGGCAACTACTTCACCCGGGTCTATGAACCCAGGCTGGACGATGACAGCACCACCGCCTGGTACCTGCTGGGGCCGCGGGGCAAGACCGTGATCGTCTTTTTCCTGAACGGGATCCGGACTCCATACCTGGAGACCCGCGACGGGTGGACCGTGGACGGGGTGGAATACAAGGTGCGCATCGATGTGGGGGCCAAGGCTGTTGACTGGCGGGCCATGGCCAAGAATCCCAATACATAATTGACGGATAATTGACAGGCGATTGACGGGCAATTGATCGACAACCGGGGCGGCAACCCCGCCCCGATATATAGACGGAGGGAGCTATGGCTACCAATTATGTGCAGGACGGCAAGAACATGTATCTGGAGACTGCGGCCAGCGCAGAGTCCGGGGATCCTATGGTGCTGGGGGATTTTTTGCCCTGTGTGCTGCTTACGGACGCTGATTCTGACGACTCCAACCAGGCCGTGGTCCGGACCGAGGGCGTATTTGCCCTTTCGGTCGAGGCCGTGGATCTGGACGGCAACAGTGCGGTCGCCCTGGGCGATTCGCTCTACTACGACTCCGGCAATGATCCGGTGTTGAGCAAAAAATCTGACGGCGAATATTTCGGGGTGGCCCTGGAGACTGTCACTTCTGGGGAGACCGCAACAATCAATGTGATGCTGCGACCCAAGGCCGGGCTGGGCGGCGTGACCGAGGCCATGCTGTCTACCTCCACACAGGACAAAATCGCCCAGCTCACGGTCTCGGCCGTGGACGGAGGGGACGGCACCGCTAATCTGACCATCCAGGCCCAGGATGCCGGCGGCAACGACCTGGCCGACAATGTCCTGGTCCGGGTCTGGGTCGGCGGAGCTGATGATTTTGGAGTGGACGCCTTGACCGGCATTACTGCCAGTACCGGGACAGTGGTCAACTCGCATACCGCAAATGGTGATGTGGACGTGGCCACCGATGCAACAGGCACAGCTGTCCTGGCCCTGGACAACAACGGGGCCGGGTCTGTTTATGCATGGTGTGCCCTGGGCGGCCGGATCTATGAGAGCGGCGAGATTGCCATAACTGCACCGTAACTAACTGACGCCCCGGTCCGCCGGGGCTTTTGATCAAGGAGCTTTGGATGCCCTGGCCCGAGACACAAGGCAGCCTTAAAGTTAATCTCTCGGTGGTCGTGGTTTTGATCGGCCTGGCCGTAGGTGGAACCTGGACTCTTCAGGAGACCAGACAGGCTACCCAGGCCGAACAATCCGAGTGCATTTCCAGCATAGAGCGGGAAGTGACCAGCAACACTCGGAGAATCGACTCCCTGGAGCAGGCCATTGAGCCCCTAAAGCAGCTCCCTACCCAGATCAGCGGCATGTCTGCGGATATCCGGTACCTGCGGCAGTCCGTGGAGGTCCTGATGAGCGAATGGCGCAAGGAAGCGAGGAGCAGATAATGGCGGACGCAATGGATCGGGCCCAGGATACCAGTAGCGAGTGGACCAGGCGGCAGATCCAGGATCTGCACCACAGGATGGCCATTCAGGCCAGGCGGCCGTCCGAGCAATACTGTCTGGAGTGCGGCCAGGAGATCCCGGAGGCCAGGCGGGAAGCCGTGCCCGGGGTGCGGTTTTGCGTAACCTGTCAGCAATATGTGGATGACGGGAAATGAGCACTGACGATCCCAAATTCTGGGAACAAATCAAATATTTTCAGCCCCGGGAATGGGGCAAGGATCCGGGCAAGGCCGCCCCGGCCCTGGTCCTTGCCCTGGACCGGGCCAGGGAGATGGCCCGCTGCCCGATCATCATCCACGTATGCTGGGACACGGACGGCCACAGTGAGCGCAGCTACCACTACACCGGGCAGGCCGTTGATTTTCATTTCGCGGATCAGCCCGGCATGTCCTGCATCCGCGAGTTTGCTGTCCTGGCCGCCCAGCCCGAGCTGGGGGCGATCGGATTTTATCCCGGCTGGGAACCCCGGCCCGGGTGGCACGTTGACCTGCGGGACTGGACTGACGGCCGGCTGTACTGGAGCCGGACGAACGGCATCTACAAATATGGATTGATGGCCCTATGATCTACCTCCAGCCCGGCGACATATTTTTATCTGCAAACCCCTGGGTTATCGGCCGGGCCATCAATGCGGTCCAGGCCTGGTGGGCCAGGGATTGTCAGGCCGTTTACGGTCACGCCGGGATCATCCTGGGCACGGACGGGACAACTCTGGAAGCCCTGTGGCGGGTCAAATCGCAAAACATTTTTTCAGCCTACTCCGGGCAGCAGGTGCTTATCGGCCGCAACAAAAAACTCAGCCTGTTCCAGTTCTGGCGGGGAGCGCGGCAGGTCCTGAGCCAGTACGGCCGGATCTACCCCCTGCACAGGCTGGCCCTGTTTATGATCCCGCCCCTGGCCCGGCGCATAAATGTATTTGACTGGACGGTGTGCTCCGAGCTGGTGGCTCAATATCTCTACCACGCCGGTGCGCTGGGGTACTGGTCCGGGGTCATGCCGGACGACCTGTCCGACATGATCCATAACTGGCGGGACTGGCAAATCGTATACGAGGGGAAACTGCCATGACCTGGAAAGAAAGAATCAAAGAAAAGAAAGCATGGGTGTCCATCCTTGGGGCCCTGACGGCCCTGGGCGTACTGTCGGCCAGCCAGATGGAGACAATCAAAGAGATTTTTACAGCAATAATCGGGAGCTGATTATGCAATGCGCAGGATACCAAAGTATTTCCATGGCCATATTGTGGATCCCCCTATCCTACGCCAGGTGGGACTGGGGGATTGCCCGCAGGGTTTGCCCTGGTTGGCGGCAGTGGCTGACGATATGGCTCATCGCCCCGGCCCTGCTCCTGGCTGGCTGCGCGACCATGCTCCGGGTGGCCGAGAATCCGGCATTTCAGACTGCAGTACAGTACGGGGTGGTCAAGTATTTGTCCGGCCAGCCGGACCAGCAGCCCCGGGCCCTGGAGATTGTGCATTACCTCCAAAAAGCAGTGGACCAGGAGGCCCAGGTTACGGTTAGCGAGATCGAGGACTTGGCCATTGATAAGATCCCCTGGAGTGAATTGGATCTAGCTGACCAATTTTTACTGAGATCAATGATTGAGGACATCGGCGTACATCTGCGCGAGCGGGTCGGTGACGGTGTGCTGGACGATGGCGACCGGGTCCGGCTCAAAGAGTTTTTGACCTGGATCGAGCACGCGATCCACTTTGCGGCCAAATAACGGAGAGTAAACTTATATGCCTACATACAAAAACGACAGCAGCGCGGCCCGGAATGTGGTCAACACCTCCAGTCAGCTGGTCTGGGTCCAGCCCGGACAGGCAGTCCAGACCTACCAGCTTTTGACCTCCGACGGCTGGACCAAAACCAGTGATGCGCCTTACTACAACCCGGTTCTGGCTGTGCATAGCACGATTACTAGCACCGGGGCCGGGGACCCGACCACGATCACGCTGGCCGATGGTACGGACCAGGTGGAGGTCTACAACAACTCGGACGCGGACATCACACTGTTGCTCAATGC